GCGTAAAGATCATTATGAACCTTATAAACGGCAACGAGCAGAAGGTCGTGCAGCAATGAATCCAAAAGAACAAGAAGAAGAAAAAGTCTTTTGGGAAACATTTGATCAATTTAAAGATTTTGTTATTAATAAAACTAATTGCAGTGTATTACATCATCCGCAATTAGAAGCAGATGATTTAATTGCAGGATTTATCGAGCATCATCCTGATGATAGCCATGTTATCATTAGCACAGATGGAGATTTTGCTCAACTTATTTCTCCAAATGTTCGTCAATATAATGGTGTTAGTAGTATTACTATTACACACGAAGGATATTTTGATGAAAAAGGAAAACCTGTTGTAGATAAAAAGACAAAAGAAATCAAACCTGCTCCAGAACCCGAATGGCAATTATTTGAAAAATGTATGCGTGGTGATACCAGTGACAATGTGTTTAGTGCATATCCGGGTGTTCGAGAGAAAGGAACTAAGAATAAAGTTGGATTACGAGAAGCATTCGAAGATCGGAATAGTAAAGGATATAATTGGAATAACATGATGTTACAACGATGGACTGATCACGAAGGAAAAGAACATCGTGTGTTAGATGATTATCTTCGTAATAAATTATTATGCGATTTAAAAGCGCAACCCGATGATATTAAACAAATTATCAAAGAAACTATTTTTACAGAAGTAGAAAAAAATAAAAATATTCCTCAAGTTGGAATTAGATTATTAAAATTCTGTGCGGAATACGATTTACAAAAAATCAGCGAACAAATACAAAGTTACGCCGATCCATTAAATGCGAGGTATAATTAATGAATTCAACTGCTAAGGTATTAGTTCCAAATAAAGAATGGTTGGTGCGTGATGGAGATCGAAAAATTGGATCCATTAGCAAAGCCAAAAAAGGTTATGTTTTTTTAAAAAACGGAAATCAAATTAATTTTAAAAATCTATCAGAAATTAATACCCAATTTGGTATTGCAATATTTGAAGAAAATATTAAAAAAGTTAAATCCGATGTTGTCGAAAATAAAAATTATGCTATCTACGACTTTCCATGTAGTTCTAAACCCTACAATCCTATATATAATATAAAAAAGAAATTACCGCTATTTGCCAAAAGCAATAAAAGCAAAAGTCAATATTGTGCAGGGTATTATATTATTAAATTTCGAAAAGGCTGGGTTAAGAGTTTTTGTCCTAAATTAATTACGTTAGAACGTTACCCGTTCCATGGACCAGTTAAAACAGAACCAGAATTAAGATTATTATTAAATAATATCAACAAGTTATGAAACAATTAAACACTATTCCTATAGAGGACTTTTTAGATATAGTAAGGGTTGCTATTAAAAGTAATCAAAAAAACGTCATTTTAACCATTAAAGAAGCCACAGATCTTCAAAATAGTCTAAGTGTTGTAATGACAAGATTATCCGGTCAGTTAGACGATATTGCTACAAATAATGCCAATGCTACAGTATCAATCAACATGGATGGCGGAAACTTTTAAATTAGAAATTGATAAATATATGCGTACTTTTCGGAGATCACGTTTATATTATGTCAAGACCCAAACCAAAAGTTTTATTAGAAACTACTAGCAAAAAAACTTATAAAACAGAACAAGTTTTAGAAGCCGAAGCTATTTGGGCAGTCTTTTATCAAGATCGCCCCATTAATTTAAAAACTTCTAGCCTAATAGGGCAGCAATTGGGCCCAAAGTATAAAAAAGTATCCTTTTCTAATGCCGGACATGCTTTTAACTTATCAGAAAAATTAAACAAGATTTTTAATACCGATGAATTTTCTGTTTTTAAATTAACCACCGGCGAAAAATTAACTGATGAACCCAAAAATTGAAATAACCAAAAAAGTTGCTGAAATACTAGGCCTATCATTAGATAATAAATCGATTAAAAAACTTATTCAAACTTGGTGGCAAAATCCTCGAAATAAACCCACCGGCGGTCTACACCTTACCGAACAAGGATTTGCGTCCTTAAAACAAGCAGATATCAAAGTACACAAGATAAAATTAGAAACGCCAATTATATTTTATAGTAATCAACTAGTTATTTGGTTAGATCGTTTTATAGATAGTCCTTGGTTTTTGTTTAGAAATGAAATATTTGTTTTTGGTGATAAAACAGCAGTACAGTTAATATTATTCTCGGGTAATATAGAACGATTTGTCTCTGCCAAAGCAGAAAGTTTAAAATCTCATTGACATCTTGATAAATTTAATGTAGAATGCATATGTAGAAATTAGATACATCCATTTTACACTAAATTTGAGGATTTTATGTCAGAGCAGTTTTCCATCAATCGAACAGTTACTCCTAACGAAGCCAAACGTAGCGTTCGTAAATGTATTAATATTCAGCGACCAGTGTTTGTCTGGGGACCGCCGGGTATTGGTAAATCAGACATCGTTCACCAGATTGGTGCAGAACAAAATCGAAATGTTCGAGATATCCGATTAAGTTTGTGGGAACCTACAGACATCAAAGGTATTCCATATTACAACAGTTCGCTCAATACTATGGTTTGGGCACCTCCTATCGAATTGCCCAGCGATCCGGATAGCACAGATATTCTTTTCCTCGACGAACTTAACTCTGCTGCTCCTGCTACCCAGGCTGCTGCATATCAGTTAATTCTTAATCGTCGAGTCGGTACTTATACACTGCCTAAAGGTGTTAGTATTGTTGCTGCTGGCAACAGAGAATCTGATAAAGGTGTTACTTATCGTATGCCTGCTCCATTACAAAATCGGTTCTTACACCTCGAACTGCGTACTGATTTTGATGATTGGCAGGAATGGGCTGTAAAGAACATGATTCACGAACAGGTCGTGGGATACCTAGGTTTTGCTAAACAGGATCTTTATGATTTTGATCCAAAGGGTTCTAGCCGTGCATTTGCTACTCCTCGTAGTTGGAGTTTCGTCAGTGACCTTCTTAAGGACGACGACCTTGACGACAATACACTAACTAATCTTGTTGCAGGTTCGGTTGGAGAAGGACTGGCTGTTAAATTCATGGCACACCGTAAGGTTGCTAAACAAATGCCTAAACCTGAACAAATTCTCAGTGGAATTGTTAAGAAAAGTGAAATCAAAGAAATTTCTGCTATGTATTCTCTAACTGTTAGCCTCTGCTATGAGCTGCAAACTGCTCATCAGAAAAAGATTAAAAATTGGGATGAAATGGCCGATTGCTTCTTTGGATTTATGATGGATAATTTTCCAACAGAGTTGGTTGTTATGGGTGCAAAAGTTGCGTTGACTAATTATCAATTGCCATTTGATGCTTCTAAATTAAAGAATTTTGATCGTTTCCATGAAAAGTATGGTAAGTATATTATCCAGGCTATGGAATAATTTTAATGGCTACTACTGCAAACAAACGAGCAAAGGTTGTTCTTGAAAAGAAGAATTTTTCCGAGGCAGAAAAAAACAAGATTATCGAAAAACTTGTTACTGCCAGGATCGGTCTTTTGTTAAGACATCCGTTTTTCGGCAATCTTGCTACTCGTTTGAAATTAGTGGACGCTACAGATTGGCTTCCTACTTTAGCAACCGATGGCAGAAATTTTTATTACAATAACGATTTCGTTAATCGTTGCACTCCTAAAAATGCTGAATTTGGTTTTGCTCATGAGGTACTGCATAATGTATTTGACCACATGGGTCGGCGCGATGGAAGAGATCCTACATTATCGAATATTGCTGCAGACTATGCAACTAATCAGATTTTAAAAGACGACCGCATCGGCGAAGTTCCAGAATGGATTCAAATTTTTCAAGATAACAAATATCGTGGTTGGAGTTTTGAACAAATTTATAACGACATTTACGAAAAAGCCGAAAAAATCGATATTAATCAATTAGGGGAACTGCTCGATGAGCATCTCGATGGAGAAGGCCAAGATGGAGAAGGAGAAGAAGGCGACGGTAAGAATAAACGCCCTAAACTGACCCCCGAAGAAAAGAAAGCCATTAGAGACGAAATCAAAGAAGCCATGGTAGCTGCTGCACAATCAGCCGGTGCGGGAAAGGTGCCGAGCGCAGTTGCCAGAATGATTAAAAATTTCACCGAACCAAAAATGGATTGGCGGCAGATACTTCGGATGAATATCCAGAGCATCATTAAAAGCAATTTCAGTTTTACTCGGCCAAATCGTAAAAGCCAACACAGCGGTGCTATTCTTCCAGGTATGATGAACGAAGAAACTATCGATGTTTGCGTTTCATTCGATATGAGTGGTAGTATTACCAACGAAATGGGAAAAGAAATGATCAGCGAAGTCAAAGGTATTATGGAAGAATACAAAGATTTCAAACTTAAACTATGGTGCTTTGACACAAATGTTTATAATTATGCCGAATTTACCGGCGATAATGCCGATGATTTAATGTCTTATGAACTAAAAGGCGGTGGCGGCACTGATTTTACTTGCAATTGGCAGTATATGAAAGACCATGATATACAACCAAAACGTTTTATTATGTTTACCGACGGCTACTCTTGGGATTCTTGGGGAGATCCGGATTATTGCGACACATTGTTTATTATTCATGGAACCGAGTCTATCGTTTCTCCATTCGGTCAAACTGCATATTATAAATAAAGTATGTAGATAATGTCACTAAATAGAAACGAAGTTAATCCGTTAAGTGTATTAAATGTTAGAAGGCTAAAATTTATACCGAAACATTTTACCAAAATTTCTTTGGATTTATTAACGGATATCAAAGTTTTAAATCGGTGGATTAACTATAACTTAAATAGCAGGTATGCAATTAAAAAAACAATTACTGTAGATCATGATAATAAAATGATTGAAATAATTGAAGTAGGCATAGAGGATTCTAGGGAAATTACTATGCTGACATTGGGATGTCCCTATATACACAAAACCAAAAAGGAAATATTTTAAATGGATAATCAAGACACAGCGCAAGTACCAACTCAAGATGGTGTCGGCGGCGCCGATGCCGTAGATAATACTGCAACACCAAATCAACCACCTCAGATCAACATACAAGATTTGCAAAATCTTCGTGCTATTGTTGACACCGCCGTTCGCCGAGGCGCTTTCCAAGCAGCTGAAGCTACATTTGTTGGCGCATCATTCGATCGTCTAAATGCGTTTTTGAATTCTGTTGCGCCACCCGAAGCCACTTCTGACCAACCAACCACAGTATCGGCACCAGAAGCAACGGCATAATAGGAGAAATTTTATGATGAAGCATGTAGGTAAAATGAAAAACAACGGGGCAAGAATCGTTGTAGCATATCGAACTTTACCGGGCGATGCTTATCACGCACTAGTGATAAGCACTGCTAAACTCGGGGAATCGTATCATGATTCTTTGATGTCCTTAGTACAAGGACCAGAAGGTCAAGATTCCAACGAATTAGCAGAAGTTCTTTCTGTTAGGAAATTCCCTGACGGCAGTACAATGCTTCATTGGTTGCATCAGAGAGGTCAATTAATTAAAGTTCCTACTGACGGAGTATTAATGACTCCGTCAACAAGAGAAAATGATAATGTCTCTCTAGATGAATTAAATTTAATAATTGCTGAGCAAAAAGGATTAAGTCTTGACGAACTGGCTATGACAGACGGCGTCAATCCTAATCCTAGAACCTCTGTTACATTAGATGATCCAACTAAAACAACCAGTTCTAGTGTAAATTCTGAAGAAGTTACATCTACTAAGACAACATCGGCACCGATTGAATTAAGTTCTACAGAATTGCGTTCACGTGCCGATGCATTGTTTAAGCAAGCACAGCAACTTCGCAAGCAAGCAGATGATCTTGACCCTCCTAAGAAGAAGTCTAAGAAAGTTGCTAGCGTAGAAGTTGAATGAGTGCTTCGGAAAAAGTCTATTTAAACGCTCTCAAAGATATTTTAGATACCGGTCAATATCGTCCAGACAGGACTGAGACTGGTACTCTAAGCATCTTTGGTTTACAAATGCGTTTTGATTTAACTGAAGGCTTTCCTGCTGTTACTACTAAAAAGTTAGCATGGCGAGCCATTGTTAGTGAATTACTTTGGTTTTTAGAAGGTAGTGGGGACGAATTTCGATTAAGAGAAATCTTACACGGAGAGCGTTATACGGAAAAGACTACAATCTGGACTGGCAATGCGCAGTCTCCCAATTGGGTTAACAAACATAACCAACGTCATAAAGGAGACCTAGGTCGTATCTATGGCGTACAATGGCGAAAATGGCGTAAACATTTAATACGTATCAATAAAGTCGTATTACAAAATCACGATCAATTACTAGAACTTATTCGCGGTATTAAGGAAGATCCTTACAGCCGTAGACATATTATTAC